AGCATCTGCAATAGTTTGGGTAAATTCAGCTATTTGTTGTCCAGCAAGAGCTGCTTGTTCTTGTAATTTAAAGTAATTGTTATCACCAATGCCCTGTTTACCAGCTGCATTTAATTGCTCACGACCTTTGGCAATCTCAGTCATGAAACTTGCAATATTATTTCCAGCAGTTCCGCCTAATTTTTTTGCAGCATCACCAATTATATCAGTTGCTGCATTAGTTGTTTTGCCAAGTGCTGCAAGCGACACTGCCGTTGGACCAATTTCTGATTCTAATTTTCCCAATGAAGAGGCAATACTTGATACTATACCACCACTTTCACCGCCTTTTCCGCCACTACTACCACTACTTGGTTCTCCACTACTAACCTTCCCATCACTACTAGTAGTGCCTCCAGAAGTTGAACTAGTTACTATCATTTTTCCAAAATCTAGTAATGCGTCTTTTAAACCATCTAGAAATTCATTAAGATTTATGTCTGTCATTGGTTGATTCCATTATTTTTGTTTGCATTGCATATGATACTATTTAGTATAAATATTTCACCAAAATTTTAGTGGTATAAATACGACAATAAATGACAGGAGATTATTTAATGAATCCATTACAACAATATTTTAGACAACCTAAAGTTTTTATAAACTTACCCAGTAAAGGAGTTTACAATAAACCAGCATCAATTGAGGGCGATGCATCAAATATACCAGTTTTTGGCATGACAGGGAGCGATGTTATTATCGCAAAAACGCCTGATGCATTATTATCAGGAGAAAGTACAGTTCGTGTTATTCAAAGTTGCTGCCCAGCAATTAAAGATGCATGGGATTTATCAGTTTTGGATACTGATTTAATATTTGCTGCAATTAAAATTGCCACATATGGACCAGCTTTGGAAGTAACACATACATGTAAGAAATGTTCATCAACAAATGATTATTCGTTGGATTTAACTAATGTCACAAATCATTATACAAAATGTAAATATGATAATACTTTAGAAGTAAATGGGTTAACTATAAAAACGAGACCTTTGACTTACAAACAATTAACTGAATTTAATATCAAAAATTTTGAACTTCAACAACAATTAAGTCAAGTTGAACAAATGGATGATAAACAAGCACAACAAGATATTGTTAATAAATTATGGAAGACATTGGCAGAATCACAACATATGTTATATGTTTCCAGTGTTGAATCAATTGAGACTCCAGAAACCACTGTAGTTGCAAAAGAATTTATCAATGAATTATTATCAAACTGTGATAAAAGTTTAACTGACGCAATTAAAAATAAATTCGAAATTAATAAATCAAATTGGGCAATGCCTACTTTTCCAGTTTCATGTCCTGATTGTAGTAATGAGGTAAATTTGAGCATTGAGTTAGACCAATCAAATTTTTTCGAGTAAGCCTAATTGGGAAACCTATTAAAACTATTCAAGAAATGCTAATTAGGCTTGATGATGAAGTTAAATCTTTTAAAGAAGAATTATGTAAATTAAGCTGGTTTATGAGAGGTGGTGTAACTTTAAATGACTTAATGTTTATTTACAGTCAAGATGACAGAGATGCAATGTATTCTGTCATCAACGATAATATAGAAACAACAAAAACAACACAAATGCCATTATTATAGCTGGTTATCACCCAGCTATTGTGTTGGTTGTCCTTGGCCTGATAAAACTGATATCAGTTTATCTTCTGCTGCATCAAATCCTTTTCCAACAATACCACCAACTGGGCTAGCTAATGAACCACCAATGAAGTTTCCTAAAACTTGATTTCCTTCTGGGCTGTTAATCCAAGTCATTATATATAATTGTACGCTAGTATTAAATACTCGTTTAGAACTACCAAGAAATGATGCTATTTTTCCAGTTTTAGGTGCAAGCCATCCTATCATATTTGATACTACTCCTAACGGTATTTTAGCTAACGCACCACTTGCTAGCCATGCAACTGTTTTGACTGTTGCAGTATCAACGTCTTTTTGTTTATATGCAGCAAATTGTTCTGCACTTAACTGCCCCTCATCAACATCTTTTTGCATTGTTTCGGCATTAGTATAAACAATTTCCCATATATCAAATAATTGCTTGACCATATAAGCATTAATACCAAATTTAACCAAACTATTAATTTTAGTGGTTATCCCAGAAAATGCAGTTTTAATAGCAGTAATGTTAGCTGCATATACTGCACTTTTAGCATTTTTTGCTGCTAATTTCTCAGCTGATGATAAAAAATTAGAATCAGCAGCTAATTTTGAAGCTTTTGAAGCAGTCATACCTGGTACTTTCATTAGGTACTTAACAATGTCTGGAACATTATGTAATCCACCATAAATGGCAATTTTACTAGCAAGTAATTCTTTTGCTTGTGTTTTTAATCCTTTACCAAGCAAGGTGGCTACACCACTTGCTGCACTAGCAGCACCAGGTATCCATCCCAACCCTTCATCTAGTTGTGTTGGTGTAATTATGTCAAGTATTTTCATAGGGCTATCCTTTATTATTATGGTATTTATATTAATTATATGAGGGGGCGTACGCCGCCCTTCCATTTCATGTTCATTTCAATTTCGCTTCGCTCAATTTCATAAACATTCATGGATATTATTTTTAATATTTAAATTACAGTAATTTATAGTGGACATCTTTAAGATAGTGGTAAAGCTTCATGGTGCCTTCTCTAGATCGTATAACCATTATTGCCCGTAAAAACGAGCAATAAAAAAAAGTATAAGTACTTTCTCTGAGTCGGCCTGGTTTTGACTACCCGCTGGAGTTGCAATGATTACAGAGGCGGTCATCCGGTACCTCGAATTGCAGTTATTGTTTATGACGGCGGCATAATATACTACTCCAGCAATATATTATACGTGTGGGGTTTCCCCACTCTTTTAGCCCGAGAAATAGTTATTGTAATAATAGTAAATTAAATCAGTTTTATGAGGGCATATCTGATCATCGTCCTGTAAAGGATAGTAATTTACATCTCTGCTGCTACGTCAGAAATTCACTTCACTGTGACCCTTTGGTCCAGCTTTAAGTCCACCAATTACAGTCGCCGGTGGGAGCTTTATATTAGCAGTTATGAGCCTATGTTAGCCTAAGAAAAATATTGTAATATGTGGGGGTTATTGTAATTTATACTTTATATATGAGAAATAATTTTATAAGTATTCAGTTTTGTTTAAAATTTGTTTTAATTGTTCAATTGTGTCAACTGCAGTTGAATGATGAATTGCTAAACCGCCTGCGTTTATAAAATCATCAATGACAGATTTAGTATCATCAATGATTAGTGAATTTGGTGTTGCAAATTTATATTTGTGTTTCTTCCCAGGAACAAAATTTGTGAAAAAGGTTATATTATGTTTATCTAACCAAATTCTTTTCTGAGTTGCTATTATATAAAATGTTGATTCTCTGGCAGTTGACGATAGTATTTCAATAGTTATATCTAACGATTTTAAAAAATCTATTAATTCAAATGCATCAGGCATTGGATCTAATGATGCAAAATTATTATTATTAATAAATTCTTCAAATAAGCTATAAAATTTTCCATCTTTCTCTGACTCACGCGGATCCATATGATATAATTCTTTATATCGTTTATTGAAATCTGCGATTACGCCATCCATGTCTAAATATATCTTTGAAATATTCATTTAATTTCCTTTAATGCGTTATTAATAGCAAGTTCATCAGGGTGTGTATCTGGTGGTATATATTTTACTGAGTTTATTATTTTATTATAATATTTTCTTGTAACACCGTCAGGTAAATATGCACGCAACACATCTTCTTCTATTTGTATTTTTACTTCAGCATAGTGTAAAGACCCTTTTGATTTATGCAATGATACAATTTCAAATTTATAATTGTCTTTAGTGTTTAATTCAATTTGTTCATTTAAATGTATAGAAGATCCAGTATACTCTTTCCAATTAGACTCTGAATGTATATGTTTTCTATTTTTTCTACCTTTTATTACTTTTCTTTGTAACTTACCAAATTGTTTCTTTCCTAAGTATTCTCTTCCAGTACTTAATTCGGTAATTCGATATATAAAACCAAACCATTCAGTATGGTCAAATTCGATTGGAAAAATCCAATGTCCAAATATGTGCATGATAATCTCCTGAACACATATTTAGACATCAATTTATTCATTTATCTTCATTTTGTTCAGGCAAGTCACTAGGTTTTATACCAGTTTCTAAGTATTCTTGATACATTCTTAATTCAGTATCATATTCTCTACGCCATGATAAAATAAGTTTCTGACGTTTATAAGATAGTTTTGAAATTTGCATTAATGCAGATCGAGCATCAATAGCGGATTGTTTGTACCCGTATTTAAGCCAACGTTGATTTGCGATAAAATATAAGCGAAATAGTCTAGTGATTTCATCATGAAATTCTTCAGAACGATCCAATTTAGGCATTAATACTCCTGTAAAAAAGATGAGAACCCATTTTCTTTTACTACAGTGACTATGTTATTAACCCTTGATATTAATTCATCTCTATGACTAATTATCCAAACAGATTTATTTGTTTCTCTTGTTGTTTTCTTTAGTATTGATAACAATTTCTCTAATCCTGCAGAATCAATTCCCATGTCTGCTAACTCATCGACAAACAATAAGTTAATTGGTTGATTTAGTGCTTGCCATACATCTCTAAATGCAAAGGATAGCGACAAAATCAATCTGGTCATTTCACCACGTGACAAATTATGAAAATCTAATGATTGTCCCAATTGGGTTATTTCTACACTTAAATCATTTTGAAATGTGACAGAATGCGGCAATCCAATACTATCTAAATAAAAAGAAAGGCGATTGTTTAAATGTAATAAATTTTGATCAATAATTTTTTTTCTTATGAAACTATCTTTATTAGTTAATAATTTCAGTAAGAATTCTTGATGCTCTTTTAACGCAGTTAACGCATTTATTTTATCCCATTCAATTTCTTGCATTGCAGTATTGTTTAAATCATCAATTTGTTCCTGATATGGATCCTTTTCATCATATTTTATAATTAATTGTTCATTTAACGTTTCTAAATTATGCTGATGCCTCAACGCTTCAGTATTTGTATCATAAAATGTTACTGGTTTACTTGATTGAGAACCTAAATCATTAATATCATTGATTATTTTTAATAAATCTGAATTTAATTTATCAACATAACTTTTTGCATCTAAGACATTTGCCATAGCAATTTCAGTTAATGATTCATGTTTATGATCTTGTAAAGACTGATCACATGTATGACATTTTTTATTAGCAAGTGATTCTAACTCATTTGAATATCTAGTTAAAGTTTTTTCAGCTTGACCTAATGCAGCTTCAACGGTTGCTTTTTCTTTAGTAAAACTACGTAATTTATTAGCATAGTCAGTATATGCGGCTAAATCATCATGTAATTTAAGTTCTTGTTCTATATCTACTTCAGACAATTCAGCAATTGCATTTGCTATTTTTTCAATTGACTCATTATATTGTTTATTCCATGCAGTTTGTCTAATTAATAAGCTATCTATACTTTTTTGTATACCTTCATTCGACCGTTTGATAGCTTCAATGTCTGCAGACGCTTGATACATTTTATCTTTAGAATCTTTAATTAATTCTTTTAATGATTCAGCTTTTTCACTCAGAAGTGTTATGCCCAAAAGTTGCTCAATCATATTACGTTGATCATTAGCTTTCATTGCTAAGAATGGTGTTGTATATGTATTGAGGGCTACTATATGTTTAAAAGTTTCATGATTCATTCCTAACAAATCATGTAAATCTTTTTGAGTTTCTCGCATATCTCCTTGAGCCGCATCATTTTCTAGTGAATCTTGCTCAATATTATTGACATAAAACTTTAGAACATTCGGTTTTCTACCACGTTCAATACGATAATCATTTCCATCTTTATGTAATGTGAATGTAACTAACATATTTTTCTTGTTAATTACATTTATAAGATTATCTTTTCTGATATTATTGATTGCTTCACCATAAATTACATAACTTAACGCTTGTAATATAGCGGTTTTACCAACTCCATTCCTACTTCCACCATCAGAACCACCTAAATCTAAATTTTCACCAAGCACTAGTGTCAAATCATTTCTTTCAAAATCAATAGCTTGTGTTTGATTACCAACTGATAAGAAATTTTTTACTGTTAACGTTTTTAAAATCATAAAGAGTTATAAATTGAAAGTAAAGTATTGTTATCGTATTTTTCAGAGTCTATATTAATTATTTCACTTGAAACAATTTCATCGACTGATTGAATAACAGATTGATCATTATTTTCAGTGTAAGAGTCTAAATCTTTTCTGGAAGCTATCAATGATAGTTCTCTCAAATTGTAAGTATTCATAAAATTCTCTTTTATAAAGCTTGCTTCTTCAAAACTAATATCAATATCCATTGTTACTTTTAAATGCTGTTTTGGTTTTAATATTGTTTCTGCTTGATCGATCAAAGTGCTTAAATTTAATGTTCTAAAGGTAGGCTGATCTGGCCATGTTTTATATTCAATTTCTCCATCCCATTCAAGCATCATCATTCCGCGTTCATCATCCCATGCGTCTGAATAGTTATGCGGGAATGCATTGCCAATGTAATGCATATTTTTATGATTTTGTCTTTTATGAAAGTGTCCACTAAAACCTAAATCATAATTAGAAAAATTCTCAACTTGTATTTCATTATGATTGGGCATCCGTATTTGTGCATTCATTAAGAAATTTGGTAATTCAAAATGCCCAAATACATATTTTCCGCCTTTCTTACATAAATGTTTCCATTCATCCTTCACTAACCAAGGACATAGTGTAACGTTTTTAATAGTAGTTGGATTAGGAATTACAGTAATACCTGGAATATATTTTGCAAACTCAACTGAATGAATATCTCGTTTATCTTTATAAAAAAGATCATGATTTCCTGGAAAGAAATAAAAATTGTCAAATGCCTTTCCTAATTTCTCTAATATTCTAATAGAAAAATCCATAGTGACAATGTTTAATGTATTTCGATGGTGATGAAAATCCCCCATAAAAATACCAGTTTCACAATTATTCTTCTGTGCAGTTTCTATAAACCAATCAATGAATGATTCACAATCTTGATTATGGACTAAACTATTACCTTTTAAACCAACATGAATATCGGTAAACACTGCAACTTTTTTAAACAAATTACTCATTTACTTTCACCAAATTGTAATACAAACCAAGTTGAATATTTCTCCTCAGTGATATACAAATATCCATTAACACAAAAGACGTCCTCAGATTCTTGCAGTATTTCGCAGTGATATTCTTTTTTAAATATTTCATAAAGTGATTTATCAGAAGTAATATTATGTTTATTTTTAACAAATTTAATCGCTTCATCAACTCTTGGATCTTTTAAATTAATTTTCATTCTTTTCCTTTATAGTCATTTTAACATTATATCATTCATATGATAAAACAGTCAATTACTTTTTCATTTCAAATACTAATTGCCCACAGTCCCACACTTTTAAATATCCGTGTAACTTCATATTTTCTGATGCAGGCAAATCTTGTATATAATTTGATAGTTTATCTTTCATTAAATGTTTTTGCCATTGATATCTTGACCCAGCGTAATTTCCTGATCTATCAATATAAAAGAAGCTTGGTGAAGAGTATCTAATTAATGTAAATCCGACTGCAGTATAAACATTGCCGACACTATACCGCCTATCGCTGTATGATAATAACGTGTCATTATCACTCATATAATTATTTTTAAAATAAGTCAACAACTTACTAGCACCACCGACAATTTGTGTATTTTTGAGTGAACACATTCTTAATAATTCATATTTTATCCCAGTTCCTTGTTTAGCATACCTAGCTTTTCCAAAAGTAGCCACCATCATAATATTACCATTTTTATCATGGAGACCTAAATTTATTGAACTATTAATGTCACCTTGAATGTGATTATTCTCTACAAACCAGTGTTTTTCTTTATGTAACAATACTTTAATAATAGTTTTTCTAGCAAAAATTTTATTAGATAATATTTTTAATTTACTGTTAATTATATTAATCACTTGATCCCAGTTATTGAGTAATTCTGTATCCCAAAAATGTAATAAGGTAATACCTGCTTGCAAACATTCTTCAGTTTTTTCTAAATGATAAGTTGGGGATGGTTTGAATTTTTCAGAATGAAAGTAACAACCATTAACCTCAACAGCTAAGTTATAATCAACAAAAAATAAATCTAATTCCTTTGGTGCTATAATATCTCTATCATTTACTAGTATATTAAAATTTAAATTTTTATAATATTCAGTTAATTCTCGTTGTAATGCACTAGTTGAATGATGTATTATTGGGATATCTAATTTATGAAAGTATTTACCTAAGTTACTTGCACTAACTCCTAACTGCTCAGCTATTTTATAAATTGTATTTCCAGCAACGTGTTCAGATGTTAACCATTCTACATCATTTAATTTTAACAACGTTTCTGGTGTATAATAATTTTCTAATCTAGAATTTTTAGTTTTAATTTTTATATTGACGTTTTGCATAGCGTGCTCAACGCCATATTTTTCTAAATTAGTAGTTTTTATTTTTTCTTTAACTTCTGCGTTTTGTAAACCATACTCAACACCATATTTTTCTAAATTAGTAGTTTTTATTTTTTCTTTAACTTCTGCATTTTGTAAACCATACTCAACACCATATTTTTCTAAATTAGTAGTTTTTATTTTTTCTTTAGTTTCACGTAAATTCATTACATGAGGGGTATTGTATTTTTCTATATTTGTTTTAATAACTTGGGCTTTATATTCAGATGTTTTGGAATAATGTGTTTCACCAAATTTTTCTAAACTAGTTTTTTTAACTTTTTCAGACCACTCAGGAAGTTGAGAATGCCACTCAACTCCTATAGTTTCTAAATTTTTAATTTTTTGTAATTCAGCAGAACCCTTAGTGGAACATTTTACACTGCAATACTGTCGATAAATTCTGTTATCTGAGTGCCATGATAACATGGCACCACAGTTGCATAAAGGAATAAGGTTTGAACCTATTCCAACATGATATAAAATTTGTCTAGGATTGGTGCTGTTTAATTCTACCGAAGTTGCGTTAAACAGAGCACTGTATTCAGTTTTAAGTAAATCAGAGAATTTTAATCTCTGTTTTGTATTGAGGAAATTAAATGTTTGTTCAAAATTCATCCCCTTCTCCGTGTCGTCTTGCACCTTGATCATATTCATCGGCTCCTGTGCGAGTATATGATGGGTTTAGCCCATTAGCTTCTAATATATCATCACGCATTTGTTGGTTTCTTTTTTCCATATTTATCACTCTGACAAACGCATTGGTTATTGATGATGTATAGTAACTAAATGGGTTATCACTTTTACTTTCATCAAATTGTAGACCAACTTGTGTTAATTGTAGAAGTGCTGTGCCGCGCATTTCATCATTATAAGTATAGTTACGGACGTTACCTTTAGTTGCATATCTTTCGCAAATTTTAATCATCATTCTTGCAAGAGTATCTGTTATTTGACCACTTTGAGCGTTAAAATGACCAGTTTCTAAATCACCACTCCAATGGCTTTTACCTACGCAGACGAGATTATCATTTTCATCAAATTTCCAATGTTGAAACGGAATGAAATTTACTTTTTCATGATGATCAGCTACTGTTTTGGGGTTTTTCTTTCTAGTTGAATTTAGGGGGATATGTTCAAATGTCATTATTCTAAATATTATATCAGTTTTTGGTATCTTTTTATAACTAATTTCACAGTCAGAAAGTTTAACCTTTTCACCATTTAATTTTTTTCTAGCATATTCAGCATCAGATAACGATTTTGCTTTGACCCGTTTTGCTTGTGCAATAGTTCTTACATTAATTGCACTTAAATTTGGTAAAATTAAGTGATATCTGTGGTAAGATGGATCAGTAAATACACAAAATGATGTTTTTGATTTGTGTATTTCGTTAAGCATATCCTTGTTATTTAAATAATTTTTTGGTGTTATAAAACTCATATCTTATAATAATCCTTATTATTTTTAGTATTTTATATCCTCTAAAATACTATACAGCCCTGTATTACAAATACATGTTAATTATACATTATATATGCGGAAAAGTCAACTAAATAAGTGTATAAATAGGAAAAAAATATGTCTATATCAGGAATAATAGCTGGTTCACAAAACGCAATTAATACTGCTGGTAATACTGTTAACGCAGTAAAAAATTTATCAGCTGGACTTAAAAATGCAATGAATGCAGATAGTGTTGGCAGTGCCATACGAAGTATAAATTTACCAGCTGCTGGAGAAGCAATTGGTGATATTTTTAGTGCAGTGGCTGCTTTTGATGAAGGTGATGAAAAAGATTGGAGAGTTAGATTAAGTATTGCTAACTGGTCAAGTTTTCAATCAAGCCCAGTATTAGCACCTTTGAAGGAAGCAGGTGGATTAATTTTTCCATATACCCCGACTATCAGTATTGATAATAAAGCATCTTATACTAATATACCAACTGTTCATACAAACGCAGTGTTTCATGCTTATCAAAGTAGTGATCCAGGATCAATTATAATCACAGCACCAATGTACGTAGAAGATGCAGAACAGGGAAAATATTGGATTGCGATGGTTCATTATTTAAGATCATTAACTAAAATGTTTACTGGGAGTGATCCTAAAGCAGGAAACCCCCCACCAATAGTGCATCTCAATGCATATGGCAGTTATGTATTCAAAAACGTTCCAGTAGTAGTTACTGGGATTAATATTCAACTGGGCAATGAATGTGATTATATTGGTGTTGAAGTTGAAGGAAGTTCATTAAGTGAATTTTCTGCATTAGCAGGACAATTAGGTGGACTAGCGTCTACTATTGGAAATATTGTTCCGGCTGTTTCAGGAATTACAAACGTTGCTGGGGCAGTATTAAATGGTGCACAACAGGCTGCTGGTATAATAAGTTCTTTTGGTATTGGAGGCACCTCAAACAATAATGCACATGTGCCCACAAATAGCCAATTTACTATTACGTTAATGCCGGTCTATAGTCGGGACAGTATGCGTAAATTTAGTCTTGACACATTTGTGCAAGGCGGATATATGAATTCTTCAGTGGGGTATATCTAATTATGTCAGCTTCATATTCAAATACTAGCCCATGGTATAATACTTCATCTAAAAATAATTACTTAGATTTATTAGTCATTCGTCCAGTAAGTGCAAGCATTGATGATTTTTTATACACAATTGAATCACAATACTCTTTCAGACCAGATTTACTATCATATGATTTATATGGTACTCCTAAATTGTGGTGGGTATTTACACAAAGAAATTTAGATGTTATAGATGATCCAATTTTTGATTTTGTACCTGGTATACAAATTTATATACCTAAAAAGACTAGTCTTTTTTCAGTATTAGGATTATAATATGTCAATATTAAGTGATGTTGCTACTACATTATCAAAAACTGTAAAAACAGTTGTATCTGATGTATCTAATTTATTTGACATGTCTACTACAACTATACCTGCTTTAGAATTTCCATTAGTGAATCCATTACACACATATGCATCATATGCATATATTATTGGAATCGGATGTTTAGATGATGAATCATACAACAATCCAGATAAAACTTATATGTTCTATAATGATTATCCGTTAGTATGTAAATCAGCAAATTCTGATCCATATAATCGTGTTAATACTCCATATGGACAATTTGATTTTTTTATAGATGATTTGCATTTAGTAAGTCAGATTGGTTTCGAAAATGGTTTTAATACAAATGTTACTAATATTACATTTACTATTACTGAACCATATAGTATGGGGATGTTTTCTATTGCATGCCAACAAGTAGCACAAGATCAAGGTCATGCAAATTGGCATGATGCTCCTTTTTTATTAACCATTGATTTTAGAGGAAATACTGAAAATGGGCAATTGGTAGGTATTCCTAAAACTTCTAGGAAAATACCGTTTAAGTTTATTTCCATGGATATGACAGTTAATGCTCAAGGAAGTGTGTATCATTGCGTTGTCAAACCAGCAAATCAAGATGCATTATCTGATCATAAATCTAAATTTACAAGCGATGTATCAATTAAAGGAAAAACCGTTCAAGAAGTCTTGCAAACTGGTGAAAAAAGTTTACAATCAGTTATAAATCAAAGGTTTGAACAACAAAAATTAGAATGTTCTATTGCTATTCCTGATCGTGTAATAATATTATTTCCTTTAGAAATAGCATCAGATGATAGCACTAATGAAAATAAAACAGAAAATACAAATAGTGCAACGACTGCAGAATTAGGAAGATTAAGTCCAGAAATTTTAAAAAAAATAGGTGTGTCTGATAAATTAGTCCAAAAGACTGAAGAATGTAATGGAATTGGAAAGTCTGATTTATCTTTTTCAGAATCAAGAAAGGGCGATGCACCGATATGTGATGAAGATGCAGTCTATGATGAGAAAACAGCGTCATATATTCGTTCTGATATGAAAATAAACTCCAAAGAGTGTGATTTTAGATTTAACCAAGATACAGATATCCCAAATGCTATCAATCAAGTAATATTAGCAAGTGGGTATGTTACTGAGGCACTTTCAAGTGACAAATTGACTCCGCAGGGTTATAAAGGATGGTGGCGGATAGATGTTCAGGCTTACACTTTGGATCCAGAAGAAAATACAGCAACTGGTGTCAAACCTAAACTATATGTGTATCGAGTTGTTCCTTATCAAGTTCATGCTAGTACATTTGCAGCCCCAAATACTAAAGTGCCCGGTTTAGATAAATTAAAATTAGAAGCAGTTAAAGAATACAATTATATATATACTGGTAAAAATGCAGACATAATTAATTTTGAAATAAAATGTAACAATAGTTTTCAAAGAATGATGAGTGCAGATAATGCTTCGTTAGGGCAGGATAAAAAACAAGAACAGCAATTAGGCGGTTCAGCAGAACCAAGCACTGATATAAAATTAGTTTCTGGGAATGTTGCACCTTCAAAAACATTGGGTGTGACAAGTAATGCCGTTTCGTATTCAGCAACAAATACTGGTTCAGATAAACGTGGCGGCGGTGGGGTTGAAACTTCAGGAACTCGTGCAGCTAGATTGTTTATGGATATCATCACTCAAGGAGTTGATATGATGATGCTAAACATGGAAATAATCGGTGATCCGTATTATATTGTTCATAGTGGTCTAAGCAATTATACATCAAAAGCATCTCAGTATTTAAATATGAATGTTGATGGTACAATGAATTATCAAAATGGAAAAGTTGTTATAAGTATTAATTTTAGAACTCCAATTGATATAAATCAAGCAACGGGGATGTATACTTTTAAATCAGCATCTGCCCCTGTTATGCAATATAGCGGTTTATACCAATTAATAACAGTTGAAAGCAATTTTCGCCAAGGAAAATTCACCCAAACGTTAATTGGTGCTAGAATACCACAACAAGAAAATCCAGCAGATCCAGTAAATCCAGCACTAGTTCAAACATATACCTCTTCGCTAGATGATATAACAAAAGCAGCGAGTGATTTATTGTCACCGATAAATAAAGGCATAACAACATTTGAAAACGCTGTTGGAACAGGAATTGCTGCAGTTGGTGATGTAGCCAATGCAGTTGGAAATAACATAACTTCAACCATCAATAAAATATTATAGGAATGTGAATGACATCTAAATCAGACAGTAGTTATATATCTTCAGATGCACCAGTGTCAAGACCAGGCCCATATTTGGCAAGGGTTGTTAGTCATTTAGATCCTACGTATATGGGAATATTGGAAGTAGAAATTTTACGCCCAACTGGAAATACTAGTACAGCTGGACAGTTACATCAAGTAAAATACATGAGTCCGTATTATGGAGTTACTAGCATTGATTATACTTCAGCAGACCCTGATTATTATAATAATACACAAAAAAGCTATGGAATGTGGATGATACCACC